CTCATAATACTCATGAGCTTTAACCGGATCGTAAGGTAGCGCATGCTTCAAGTGTTTATCAACGAGAGTTCTGATGTCGATATCAGACATTAAGAACCTCCTGCGATCTTATCAAGATCGGCAGACAACCCATCAAAGACGTCAGTTGCGAGAGATTCAACTTCCTCAAAACTTGGTCCGGCAGGAGCTGCTGCGGGCGCAGCCACACCAAGTTCAGACTGAGGCATGTTGCTGTTTCGCAATTCGTCGGCCTTCGGATCGGTTGACGGAGCAACCCCCATGAAACCACGCATTTCGTTGGATGAGAAAATCTCGTTTCGAGTGAACTTGTCTGCGATTTCCGCAAGCTCGGACACAGGAACCAACTGGAACGGGTTTCGGAAGTATTTGATCCGTTCTTTTCTTTCCCAACCGGGGATACCCAAGAAAACTCTTTGCATAGCCTCGGTTGTGGCAGCGAGCAGGGGCTCGATAGTTCGATTAGTGTAGTTGATCATGGTCGCTTCATCAGCAGTGCCATCCATGATCGTCTTTGTGAGTCCAAGCTGCTCATAGAGCAGATTTGTCAGATAGTCAACCTGCTTAAGCAAATTGTTCTCCGACGGACGATTGAGCTGAGTGATCTTCTCAGTACCGTCAACATAGGCAATGCCGTACTGACTGTCCTTGAGCTGAAACTCAATGTCTTCTCGTCGTTTCTCTGCCATTTGACGCTTAGACTCGGTCTTAATGGCATACGGCAACTGAATCATGATGTCCAACTTCCCCGAGCTGGACTGCTCATCTACAACGTCCAAAAGACTAAGCTTTCGAATAAGTCGTTGTAGGGTTGAGTTCTGTTCATTCATTACCGCATAGAATGGGTTCTCAACAATACCCACTTTTCGTTTTTCCAGGACAATTTCATCCCTCTGGCCTTTTGCTTCGTTGTAAACAGCCACTCGAACATGCTTCGGAAGCCAATCAACAATCCTACCGACTCGAAGTGTCTGGATATCAACGAGGTTTCCGTTCTCGTCAGTGGTATAATCCACGGGGACAAGTGCCGCAACACCCTCATCAAAGAGAGTAATAGCAATGTCCTGACGCCATGCACGGGGGGCCTGGTCAAGGTTTGCTTCGAAAGAGAAACACCGAGCTAGATCGCTATCGATGTCCTTCATGTATCGGTTTTGGTCATCAACTTTGACGTGACGAAGCTCAATACCAGCAAAATCCGTTCCCATTCGAGTATAAATGGAAGAAATGATGGTTCGTTCATTGGAAAATCGACGAGGAGGCGTATGTGGTCTTGAGCTTGAGCTCGGCCCAACACTGTATGTCAATACCTGGGGTTTGGCTTCATACGTGCTAAAGGCATTAGACCATCGTTTAGCAATTTTGTTGAGTACACTAGGCAAAGTGTTTCACCTCCTTTGAAATCGGTCGGTTTTACCATTAAACGCCTTCCATTTTGGCCGTTTCAATCAAAACTAGGAGATGACTCCAAGCTGATGAAGAGAAGTACCATCGTAGAAGAAGACAACAAGACCACCGGCAGCGACAGCAAGCTCAGCCCCAGAAGGAGCGGCACCACCAAGAAGAATCGGAACCGCTGAACCGGTAGCAAAAGTCACCGTTGCCGAAGCGGCAGAGTTACCACTAGTGAAGATGACGGGAACAAATGTATTGGTCCTCGGAACTGCAGCGGTGGTCGTCTTACCGGCGGTACCAATAGCACCAGCAACTGTAACCGGCGCCAGAGTCTCATCACGACCCGTAGATGGGGTACCATCGGCATTGAAGTAGGCGACATACTCGATACCCATATGAGGATCAAGCACGGCCTGCGTAGTTTCCACAACCTGCTTAACTGCGTTCATTGAATTCCCTTTCGGTTTTAGACATCACTCGAATGCCTCTTTGTTGGCTTTGTATGCAACGTAAGCATCCATCAAAGCGGAAACGTTATCGATTTTCTCGCTAACACGCTTCTTAAGGAGCTTCCTATTACCATTCGTGTCTTCCATTGTTACAGCATTACCCATAGCGAAAGACATCAATTCTTGGTCGAAGATCAACATTCGTTCTTCGCTGAGAATCTTCAGTTCACCAAGAGGCACTGATTCAGTCTTAGCGCCCTGGATTACCTTTTCGATGCCATAAGGACCGTTCTCGAGTTCCCATCGATTAATGAATTCCTTAGCGTTGTATGGATCGTAACCAACACAACGAACATCATACTCATTAGCAATGATAAACTCGTCAAGATCTTCATAGACCTCCATCATGTCCAAAACAGTTCCGTTAAGGACCTGAAGACTTCCTTCGGCGATAAATTCATCGTACTTTACCCGCATAGCACCAGGAAGCTGCATCAACGTTCGTTCAGTGATGTAACTTCGTGTCTTAACGCCAAACACACCATTCTTATATGGAAACAGGAATGTGAAAGCGGTAAAGTCATCGCCCTGAGACAAGTCTGCACCCATAGCGCAAGGCTGTTGCCAGAAACTTCGCTGTGGATGTGGGAGTGTTTCTTCATAAGTGAAGTAGTAAGTGTAGCCCTCAGCCGGGATACCAAAGCGCTTAGCTAGAATATCATTTCGAGATGCAGGTGCCTTTTCAGCTCTCTCCACATCAAGTTGATATACATCGTAAGTTACAGTAAGTCCCAGGTTCGGGTTAGCCTTAGGCCACATCGAAGGATGGTTTACTTCCTCAATTGCATCAAGTTTGTAATGCCAAATGGAGATGTGTGGGGCTTGGTATTCACCACGAAGAATGCTAGCGAGCTCCATCTTAATGGTATCGCCAGATCCATTTCGAACGGTACCTTCTGAACTGATAGCTACGATCAACCAATCGTCTAGTTTAGAAGCGCCCTGTTCGATTGCGCCAACAACGTCTTCACGGATGTCACCAGACAACCACTCATCAATAGTGGAGATCTTAGGTCGAAGACCCTGAAGTTTGTTGATGGACATAGGTCGAACTTCAAGAAGAGAACCGGTAAGAATGTTCTCGATACCCTTCTTTGTGGAAGCTAGTTTGACTCGCATAGCCTTCGAACCAGTGGTGTTCTGAAGAGAACCCTCGGTAAGAAAGCGGAAAAGCGGGCCACGAGCTCGTGTGATTGAGGTACGAAACGGCGACATAACTTCGTCAGCCTGTTTCATGGTTGGGGCGGTGGCAATCTGGTGTGTAGTTGACACATCAACATTAAGGAAATATGCTTGAATGCACATTGCGTACATCGATTTGGCTGCGCCTCGAGCGACGATCAAATATTGTTTAGTTGTAAGCCGCTTCTTGATCTTTCGCTTTACATAGGTTCCTTCTGCGCCATCTTCACCAGGCTGGTAAATACTACGTTCAATGTAGTAATACCAACCAAAGATCTGTTCAGCCCACAACTTGAAGGTGTCGAGAAGATGTAAATCGGAACCATCGGTGAGAGTAAGTTCGTTCTCACAGTACTGAATGAAACCCTCAATTGCTCGCTCATCGTAATAGATGTTCGGGTTTTCAATCAGATTATCAATGCGATTCATCTCCATCGAGACTTCACGATTAACAGGAATCTCACCACGAAGAACTCTATCTCGAAACTCTCCGTAGTATTTCGGAGTTGCTTTATTCATTAAGGCCAAGGCCATTGTGCAACCTCCGATCTACGTTTAAGAGAAGCTTTTACCTGTATCGTTCTTGAACTTACCGAGGTTACCAACGCTAATGGGTTTACCACCAGTCTTCTTTGCAAGCCCCTGGTTCAGAATCTTTCCTGCTGGAGAGTCAATAAACTTGATGACCTCATTGACTGTCTTACCAGCGCTAAGAGCTCCCTTGAGATACCCACGAGCCTTCTCAGCCTTGGTAGGCTTGTAGGTCAGTCGTGCATACTGCTGCTCGAGGTTGATGCGCTGAACCACAGCCTGAAGCTGCTCGTTCGAGAGATGGCTTGTGCCCTTACTCCTAGCCCGATTTGTAAGGACCCGAGCAGTGATATGATCTTCGGTTCCACGGATTACGCCGCTAGCATTCTTCCGAACGCCCCAACGCATACCCTTGGTTCCGTAGTGAGCAAGAGCCTCGGCGAGTTCTGCTGTAGCTCCGGTGTGTTCAACCGACTCTTCGGCAGGAATGGCTCCGGTGACGAACCCCATCTTGTCAAAGAGAAAATCGAAGATGAGATTTTCTTTACCGTCGGCGTGCTCGATGTCAACGTCGTCAACCTGAATACCAATCACCGACTTCTCGGCATTGGTAACTAGGGTGGTCTTAAGTCGACCAGACGGACTAACCCCATGGACCTGCTGCGAAGCCTTGGCTGTGCTCATGGCGTAGGCAACTCGAATGTCCTGGTAGTACTGGTCTCGAAGCGGCGAAGCAAAGGTAAGATCCTTACCCTTATACTTCGGGTCATTCTTGATCTTAGCCAGAGCGCCTTCTCGGCCCTTCATCTGCTTAATGACGTTGTTGTGAACCTTAGCCGCACCTCGAGTGCTGTAGATTCGTTCCTGCCACTTGGCATCCGCCTTGGCAAGCGTCAGGTTACCTTTTGCGATCTGTTTCTGAGCTCGACGGACACCCCACTTCATACCCTTGACGCCGATGTGCGCAAGAGCCTTGTCGAGTTCCTCGCTAACTTCAGTCGTCATCTTCTGATTCCTCCTCAACAACTACGGCCATTGGGTCTACCGGATCTTTCTTCCACTCACGATGAGCGCTGATCCGATACTCGAGTTCTTTAGCTTGTTCTTTCAATGCATCGATACCGTAAGAGGTAGGGGGAGGGTCAAATGACAGTCGAACTCGCATGACCATCCAAGGACGGATCATGTTGTAAGCGTTTTCGTCATCGAGATAGTCAACCCACTCGTCGCTCGAGTCTTCAATGATGTATCCTTCGTCAGGACCAACACCAAGCTGTTGAAGAACTGCAAAAGCGCCGTTGATGTACATCACGATGTCAACGTCGAAGGAAGTATCCTCCGGGGAAATTCCGAGCAACTTCTTAACGCTGTCTAGAATACTTTCTTCCATCGGATGCCACCTCCATGTTCTCTTGTAGTTACCAAACTCGTGTATCGCCTGGTTGACGAGCAACCCACGGCTTTTTGAGCTTGGTTTCATCGCCGTAATGGATTGCGTTGTGTGTGTCGTGAGTAGTTACGACCAAAAATTCCGGATTTAGAATCCAGTCTTCACCAGCTTCGATGTCTTTGCTGGTCATTGGATTAACATGATGAACCACAAGTCCGAAGCTAATTTCATGACCAGGAACTCCAAGGTCACAACCACCATCTCGGACAATCACGTCTCTTCGGACCTGTTTCCAAAGTTTAGATGTGTAGAACATCTGATTAATCCATCGGTCATAGCTAAAAGTCGCTTCGCCGACAATTCCACCAAGTTTTAGGTAATTGTAACGCTCTTCGAATGTCTGAAACTGACACATTTCGGTGTAGGTTCGAATTTTAGCCATCGTAATAGCCTTCTTCGACTATTTCGACGCCCTCCACCTCTTGACCGGAGTAGACTCGCATCGCATTAAGCGCTTCCGAGTACAACTCTTCAACGTGCTTCGTTGCGTCCGCCGTTTCAATCCGCTTCATGAGAAGCTCGTGTTCAGCGCGAAGTTTGTCCTGCTCCATTCGCTCTCGAGTTGAGCCCAGTTTCAGAAAATGAGTCACAACCTGTGCGGAAGCACTACCGTCCTCAATCTGGCGCTCAGCAAGGTCAACTGCAGCCGCAATTAGCTGGTTTTCTCGCTCTTCGGGCGTTGTTGCAGGCTTTCGCCGCCGAGTAACGGGTGCGGTAACCACTGGTTTACGTCTTGTATTACCCATGATTATCCTTTCCGTTACTCAGATCTTACCTCTTTAACCACCAAACCAACCGCTCTTCACCCCATCCGATCATCAATCGATCAAATGCAAGCATGGGAGGAAATGCAGTTTGTGGTTGAGGAGAAGCGCCAATGGTTACATGTGGTTTATAAGATGGCCACGTGCTTCGATCACATTGCCGAACAAAATTGCGCATGGCAATCAATTCGGTCGTAGAGCGAAGTGTGATGACGGTCGAAAGGTCGTCTTTGGGCCCTAAGTCTTCAACACCAATGGTGTCAATAACAATTGGTTGCGCAAGCATGGATAAAGAATAACAATCCTTAGCCATTGCATTGAAGTCAGACGGGTTGTGATCCTGAATCTTCCCCGAGTAGATTAGAGTTAGATGGGGGAGGTTCAGAGTCGACCAATCCGTTGTGATCGGGAGCAAAGCAATCATTACATGCTCTTCAACTTCATCCATTAGTGCTCCTTAGATCGTTATGTTTTCAAAATCGATGCCGGTTATGATGAGAAGCAATCGCTGGTTGTTTAATTCTCGGAAAGAGATCAATTGTTGTGTCCCACAGATTGGTCTCGACACCACCTGCTGTCACGGAATATGCTCTACACCGAAGCGTTAACGTAGACCCACCATCGTCATTAATGGATAGAAGACTGTAGTGTCCGCCACCCGCAACTGGTCCAAAATCCCAATAGTCATATCGAGTATTGGCTGATCGATCTAGAGCGGCATTCTGTGAAACGACGAACTGCATTCCGCTGTTAACGTATTCAGTTCGCAGAGCTATCTCATGAGCATCCCCAGAAATAACGATAACGGGCGGGCAACCAACACGCCGCATGTGCCTGCTGATCAATGACCTTTCGTAGGAAAATACTCTCCACGTATCGGTTGGGTCGATTGCTGCTGGATTGTTCTCCTCGATACTGAACTGATTCGAACTTCCCCACACGATTGCCCTTGTTCCGTCAGATGCTGATTGAGTTATCAGATCCAGGAACCACGCTCTTTGTGTCCATCCCATCATGGATTTGCCTCGCCCATCAGGCATTGAGTTCGGAGATCGTATCGAGCGAAGATCGCTCATTATGAACCGAACATTTCCAATATCAAATGTGTGATAGATCCCGAATGGGGAGGGAAGAGTATGTGATGGAATGACAAGACCATAAGACTCTCTTGCATAGAGTCTTCCAAGCATAGTCGCATCGGTATTATTACCGCCGAAATCATGATCATCCCAGACGTACGCCGCAGGAACGGTCTGGTACATAGCTTTCTGGTTGGCTGTAGACATTCCAGTGTTGAGTGGAACTCTGTAATCCGATTCGACCAGTGTGTTTACACCTGCGTAGTTTCGATCACCCATGTGGCAAAACAATAAAGGTGACTTGGCTGCGATGGCCGTGAACACAGCATGATTCGACGCTGTTTCATTACACGATGCTGTTGCAAAGTCGAAGGAAAACGGTGAACCAGCAGTCGGGAATGTCTTACATTGCCCCGTTAATGCTGTGTCCGGTGTTCCGTCAATTTCAACTCTGTAGTAATACTGGGTGTTTGCACTCAATCCCGTGATGTGAAGCTTCACGTAGTTTTGGGCGTCTGGAACAACTGCTAAACCGTAAACAGGTGAAGTCATGCCAGCAGAGGTCGAAACCTGAAGCCGGCATGACGCTGCACCTGCCGATAACTTCACTACAACCGAAAATCCTGATGGAGATTGGTTGCCTGACAAAAACCATGAGGCGGCCATCAGTAACTGAACCCGTAGAAAGATTTGATTGCAGCGATCTCGGTCGCATAGTTTGCATGTGACCTGTGATTACTTCCGTTGAGGAACTTGGCGCATGCAATGCGACCATTGAAGAAGTTTGACGGGGTGTTGGTTGTGATTCCGGCCCCAAGAGAGATGATGTTCACCGCTGGCGATGATCCAGCAGTAGCAGGACCAGCCACACTTGTCCCGTTCACCCACATTTGAGAGGAAGAACCGTTGCTGTAGAACTCGACGAGATACGCCGTTGCATTCGCTGCGCTAGACGATGCGCTCGCAAGGGTACCTGTGCCACCGAGAGTTGCAGCGAACTGCCCAGATCCGCCCGTTCCGAAACCAACGCCTCGAGCTGCCGATCCTTCGTGGGTTCCGAGGAACCGCTGAGTGCTGTCGACAGCATCCGCGACTAGAACGATTAGACATGACCAAGGTGCGGTCAACATCGTCACCAGTCGCAGTGACATCCAATCGTTGGTTCCATCGAAATCGAACGACTTCTTCGAATTGATCTCCGATGTTGAAGTTACCATCGTCGGGAGAAAAGCCGGAGCATCCTGCCATAGATGGTGGCCGTTCCCACTGTCGTCTCGCCAGAAAGGCTCCACTGCCGCACCGTTTGATACCCCTGAACTCTCGGCGTTGTAGTCCGCAGTCCATGCGATGTTGGCACTTGGTGAAGCTGCCCCTGGCTGAGCGCTGTAGGAAATACCGAAATAGGTAACAATCTCAGCTCGAGCTGCTGCCCAATCACCATCTGCGGCGTGATGTCCTTCGTAAAGAGCAACCGAAGCAATAGCCCCATCCCAGAAATTGGCGGCAATTCCGTCGTATCCAGCAAACAACGTGATCTGATCGAGTGCTGCCGTCCCAGGGTCGATCCCCTGCGTGATCAACACCCCATCGACCTTGAGATACGACGACGCCCCATTGTTGTAAGCCTCGATTAGGTGAGGAACACTGACAGTTGGCTGCCCACCTTGGCTGTCGGTGTTTGAAGCAGCCATGCTCCAACGCCCCGAACCGGTCGCGGTTGTTCCCAAACCACGAGCATTGGACACCACACCAGTCCCAACGATCATCCCCAAATAATCGGCATTGTCTGAAGCGACCACAGCAACGATGCTGTAAGGTTGCGCCAGAGTCAGTCCGTACTTGCGGATGTAGTCGGCCGTTCCGTCAGCTTCGACGGCAGCTCTGCTGTTGAGATTCGTGTATGAGGTACGGAAAGTCGGTTGGCTACCGGCCAAAGGCATCTCGAGATCCCAGCCCTTCTTCGACTCTCTCCACATGGCCAAAGACGCGCCGTTCGCGACGTTCTCGATGAGCGCGGCTTCGTAGTTGAGATACCAATCCATCGCATTCCACAACGGAGTTGGTGAATCAGGGAAAGGGGGCAGCCCCGTCCCGGCCGTGCTGGCCCAGACGCAAACCATACCTTGGATGGCGGCGAATTCAAGCCAGAACCACTCACCATTAGTGGGTGTCGGGATGGTGTTCATGACGTGTGTATCTGGGTCGAGCGTTATGTCTACGCCAGTCGCAGAAACACGAACAAACAGAGTAATGTTCGCCTGTTTGTTATCGGCCGGGATGTTCAAATAGCTGGGGGACCAGTCACCAGTGAGTTCAATCCGCTGAGCACTCGCAGCGAAATCAAGATCATCCGTGCTTGTGATAACGATCCAGTCAGGAACATCCGTTCCAACAGGACCTTCAGGACCAGTAGGGCCTGTGGCGCCCGTTGCACCAGTCGAACCCGCAGGTCCGATGATTGACACGCCGGAAGGCCAAGCCCCCGCGGCTTTAGGTCCAAAAATAGTCCACGCTGTCTTATTGATGTAGTAATCGCCGTTGACACCCTCGGTCGTTGGGTTGACAGTACCAGTAAGAACCGTCTTTCCATCAGCCCCGGTTGCGCCTGTAGCGCCTGTTGCTCCAGCAGAACCAGCCGATCCAGTAGCACCTGTTGCGCCAGTGGCTCCGGTTGCTCCAGTAGGACCAATGATTGAGACTCCCGTGGGCCAAGTACCAGAAGCCTTTGGGCCGAAGATCATCCATGAAGTCTTGTTGATGTAATAATCTCCGTTTACACCTTCAGTGGTGGGGTCCACCGTTCCGGTAAGAACAGTCTTTCCATCAGCACCAGCTGGCCCAGTAGAACCAGAAGGACCTGTTGCTCCGGTTGCGCCAGTTGCGCCAGTTGGGCCTTGTGGTCCCACAAGCGTATCAAGCCATTCTTCTTCTGTTCCAACAAAACCCTCGTTTACAGCGACCCCATAGGCAGAGTTTCCGTTTGGTCCAGGACTTCCTGCTTGTCCTTCTGCTGCAAAAATTTCCCAAGGTGGTGAATCAAGAGAAGGATAAACAGCTCCAGCCGTCTCTCCCTCAGGCATGATGTATGTACTACCAAAAGCGGTAGTTAGATATGGTCCAACCGTATCTTCATTTGCGCCACCAACTTCATCCCAGTTACCAATCCATTGAATTCCGTCTTGCCCTGCTGGGCCAGGATCGCCTTGTGGACCAGGTACCGAAGAGTCTTCTCCGGGGGCTCCAGCAGGACCGGTTGCTCCAGCAGGGCCAGTGGGTCCAGCAGGGCCAGTGGGTCCAGCAGGGCCAGTGGGTCCAGCAGGGCCAGTGGGTCCAGCAGGGCCAGTGGGTCCAGCAAGACCTTGCTCGCCTGGCATACCAGGAGGACCAATAGGCCCAGAGCTGATGATCACAACTTCTTGAGTTGCAGGATCGATGTCGATGGTGTAAGTCTCGGCGATAACAACAATGTCTCGATCATCTACTGTCACTTCAACGTTGCTCATTCTGTTACCACCTCCGTGAATCGAACTCGCAGCGGGCGCTTCATTACAGTCAATGGCTCACCAGCACTGATACGCTTGATGTCCATGAACCCAAACTTGGGAAGAAGTTCTGGGATGTCAGAATTATCTAAGGTGAGTAGGATCTTCCCATCAGTTCCATCGCCAGGATCTTCGACGGTATCGGTACGGTAATCGATATCGAGCGTTGCGATCAACGTCGACGTATGTGTCTTCTCTTCCCGGATCTCACTCACAAGTGTATCAGCAGAGATGTCATATCCAACGTTAACTTTGATTCGGTTCGTTCGGTTCCTGAAGATAGGCAGTGTAGCCACGAAGGCCTCCTTTGTGAAATTCTAATGAGACCTTCGTGGCCAACAACCGGTCACGTGTCGATGATACCATTCGTCCTGAGCACAGCAAGGATTGAGTTGACCTTACCACCAAGCGCGTTGAGTGCGGTCTCAACTTCGGTGTCAGAGAATGTAGCGTTCAGTGCATGAGCGACAGATGCTTTTGCCATTGCAGAATTGTGTTATACGCCGGCAACAGCAATAAGGCCGTTGGTTCGCAAAACTTCGAGGATCAAGTTAATTGCAATACCGAGGTCATCAAGCGCCTGTGCTACCTCATCATTGTCAAAGGTAGCGTTGATTGTATGTGCTTCCAAAGCATTATTAATCGCAGGATTTGTTAGACCGACTGTGGTTTCGATCTCGTCCTGAATCACCTCTCGGGTGTCGGCCTCATGGAGAATGTTGATGTCACGGTCTGAAACGTCAGACATTGTATGATTTCCTTTTTACCTAGGAGTTTGTTTTAGTGTTGCATAGACCAGTTTAGTAG